CAGCCCGTACGGACACGAGTGTCGTTCCTGCTGGACTGTGCCTGTTGGTAAGAAGCTAGTGGGTTTCGACGCTAGTGGTCTTGAGTTGCGTATGCTGGTACACTACATGAAGGACGAGGACTATACAAATGAAATCATTAACGGTGATATCCACACAACAAATCAACGACTTGCTGGACTTGAATCAAGAAATCAGGCTAAGACTTTCATCTATGCACTCTTATACGGAGCCGGAGATGAAAAGCTTGGATCTGTGGCTGGTGGAGGTAGAAAAGCTGGCAAAAACCTTAGAGAATCTTTCCTCCGTAATCTGCCATCATTCGCAACTCTTAAGGAAAGAGTTTCAAATGCGTCAGCAAGAGGATACCTCACAGGACTCGACGGAAGGAGACTCCTAGTCAGGTCAGAACACTCAGCGTTGAACACGTTGTTGCAAGCAGCAGGAGCTATCGTAATGAAGAAAGCTCTGGTGATCTTGGACGACTACGCAAAGCTATGGAAGCTGGACTACAAGATCATAGGGAACATACATGACGAAGTGCAGACAGAAGTAGCAGAGAAAGACGCAGAGAAGTTCGGCTGGTTAGCAGTGGAGTGCCTCAAGGCTGCAGGTATTGAGTTTAACTTGAGGTGTCCTCTGGACGGTGAGTACAAAGTTGGAACAACATGGGCAGAGACACACTAAGGAGTAGGATATGTTGCAGCAGATTCAAGAAACAATGAAGAAGTGTAATACTTGTGAAGAGTTGTTACCCCTGACTGAGTTCCATAAAAACAAGAACTCAAAAGACGGACACATGCACAGATGTAAAAAATGTAGGGTGTATGAAAACTTTGAACAACATAAGAGAAATAACCCTAGGCGTATGTGGGTAAACGGTAGATACATATCAACAAAACACCCTTTGTATAAACCCGGACGGTACAAGAACTTTGAACAAGCAGCCTTCAGCAGCCTAGAGAAGTACGAAAGCAGTGTCGAGGGTCAGGTGTACGTCATCACTAACCCTAACTTCCCTGACTGGGTAAAGGTGGGTATGGCTATTGACGCTGAGGACCGCCTAAATAACTACCAAACTTCTTCCCCTTTTAGAGATTATGTGTTACAATATTACTATGATGTAAACAATCGAAGAGCAGCGGAAAACGAAGCACACACGGAGCTACAGAAGTCCTACGAACGTAAAGGCGAGTGGTTCAAATGCACACCGGAGGAGGCCAGAGTTGTCGTCTCTAGTACAGCGGAAGAGTACAAATGAAAAGCACTTACAACCTAGTTAGTGACATATATAAACTTGTGGAGTCCAAAGAAGTAGCAGAAGGAGTGGACATTGAAGCATGTATAGACCAGTTCGGTGAAGCCGTGAAGGTACTCATGCGACAAGAGTTCACACAGAAAAGGGACGACTCACGTAAGCTACGTATGTCCAACATAGGGCGTGAGGATCGCTTCCTGTGGAACGTGTACAACGATGTGGACAAAGGTGAAGACATACAGCCACACACGTACGTCAAGTTCCTCTACGGACACATCATTGAAGAACTACTACTGTTCCTCACAAGAGCTGCAGGTCACGAGGTGACAGACGAGCAGAAGAAGTGTGAGGTCAACGGTATCAAAGGGTCCATGGACTGCAGGATTGACGGGGTTGTGACTGACGTGAAGTCTGCGTCCACCTTTGCCTTCAAGAAGTTCAAGGAAGGCACACTGGCTTATGACGATCCTTTTGGGTACGTGGCGCAGATCAAAGGATACGCGCACTCCGAAGGCGAAACTAAGTTTGGTTGGCTGGCAATGGACAAACAGAATGGACACCTGACGTACCTGCTGTACGATACAGAGGACACTCAGGCTCCTATCCATGACCTGATTTCTTACGACATTAGGGACAGGATTGAACACATAAAAAAGATGGTAGAGCAGGAGGAGCCACCAGAGGTATGCTACGAACCTATCGCAGATGGAAAGAGTGGCAACCAGAAACTCGCCGTAGGATGTTCCTACTGCTCTTACAAAAAGGAATGTTGGCCTTCGGTCAGAGGGTTCGCATATTCATCAGGTCCACGTTATTTAGTAGAGGTACACAATGAGCCGAAGGTCCAAGAAATCGAAGTTTCGTAGTGTTTTTGAGGAACACACAGCGGAAGTACTGAAGGGTTTTGAGTACGAACCGTTTACGATTCCTTACACAATACACAGAAACTACAGACCTGACTTCGTACACATCGCTAGTAATACACTAGTCGAATGTAAGGGTTTCTTCAGAGAAGGAGACACCAAGAAGTACAAGAGTGTCAGGGACAGTTTGGAAGAAGGTCAGACACTGGTGTTTGTACTCATGAACCCAAACAAGAAGATAAGAAAAGGAGCTACGATGACGATGGCCCAATGGTGCGACAAGGAAGGACTTGCGTGGTACACATTAGACACAGTAGAGGAGTTGATGGAAGATGTCTCTGACTATGGAAGAAATTAAGGAACGACTACTACGGGCTTACGATCCTGACGACTTTCTGGAAAGTTTAGAAATAACTTCGGAGGAACTGCTGGACAGGTTTGAAGACAAGTTAATCAATAGACTAGAAAAGTTTGCAGAGGAACTAGAGGATGAAACGGAGAACGAAGATGAGTATTGACCTAGCGACACCTGAAGAGTGGAACAAGGTCAAAACTTCTGACCCAGTGGAGCAGCCTCCGCACTACAATCAAGGTGGTATCGAGGCTATCGAAGCAATCAAAGCAAGTATGCCTAGAGAAGACTTCCACGGCTACCTCAAAGGCAACGCCATGAAGTACCTGTGGCGCTTTCACTACAAAGGCAAACCCGTAGAGGACCTTCGTAAGTGCAGGTGGTACGTAGACAGACTAATCAAGGAACTCATCTAATGAAAGTAATCGAGGGAAACTTTAATGGCAAAGACGAGAAGATACCTGTACCTAAAGTATTTGACGCAATTATGTCGGTGGAGAAACTAGAGGACTACAAAGACGCCTTTTGCATAATCAAGTCGGAGGAGTTTGTAGTAGTCTCGACAAACATTGACCCACTAGAGCTTTACTTTGTGTTGGACCAACTTAAGATGTCACTATTAACTGGAGGAGAATACGAACTATAATGGACGCATATCAAGAATACATACACAAGAGTCGCTACGCACGTTACTTACCAGAGGAGCAGCGCAGGGAAACATGGAAGGAAACTGTGGACCGATACCTGAACTTCTGGACTAGCAGCGAGAAGTTGTCAGCAAAGGAAGCCAAGAGTCTCTACGACGGTATCTACAATCTGGACGTAATGCCCAGCATGAGGGCACTCATGACTGCAGGAGAAGCTCTGGACAGGGACAATGTAGCTGGGTTTAACTGCTCCTATCTGCCTATAGACCATCCTAAAGCCTTTGACGAGATGATGTACGTCCTCATGTGTGGCACTGGGGTTGGCTTCAGTGTGGAACGTCAGTACATCAGTAAACTACCGGAGGTTGCAGAGGAGTTCCATGACACAGATACAGTTATACACGTCGCTGACAGCAAAATTGGATGGGCTAAAGCGTACCGGGAACTTATCGCAATGCTCTTTAGTGGTCAAGTACCCAAGTGGGACGTTTCTGGAGTTAGACCTGCAGGGTCAGCCCTTAAGACCTTCGGAGGTAGAGCGTCTGGTCCAGAACCTCTTGTTGACCTCTTTAGCTTCACCGTTGACGTCTTTCGAGCATCTGCTGGACGAAAGCTTAGTTCCATCGAGTGTCACGATCTCTGCTGTAAGATTGCACAGATCGTTGTCGTTGGAGGAGTCAGACGTAGCGCCCTCATCAGTCTCAGTAATCTTACCGACGACAGGATAAGACGAGCTAAGTCAGGGCAGTGGTGGGTAGATAATCCTCAGCGTGGCTTGGCTAACAACTCAGCTTGTTACACAGAGAAGCCTGACTTTGAAGCCTTCTTAAACGAGTGGAAGTCTCTGTACGAGTCACGGTCAGGCGAAAGAGGTGTCTTCAGTCGTGTCGCAAGTCAGCGTCAGGCAGAGAAGAATGGACGTAGGGACGCCAGCTTTGACTTCGGTACTAACCCATGCTCAGAGATTATCCTACGTCCGTACCAGTTCTGTAACCTGTCTGAAGTAGTAGTCAGAGCAGAGGACACACTGGACACGCTACGTACTAAGGTAAGGTCTGCAGCCATCCTAGGGACGCTACAGGCGACTCTGACTGACTTCAGGTACTTGCGTAAGATCTGGAAGGACAACACTGAAGAGGAAGCACTCTTGGGTGTGTCACTGACAGGCATCATGGATCATCCAGTTATGTCAGGGAGGAAGAGTCGTGCAGAACTACAGGAGTGGCTCACGGAGCTTAAGAAGGAAGCTATTAAGACTAATCGTACATGGGCTGTACGCCTTGGCATCAATGTTAGCACTGCCATTACTGCTGTTAAGCCTTCCGGTACTGTGTCTCAGTTGGTGGATAGCGCGTCAGGCATACACCCTAGATACGCGGAGCAGTACGTACGACGAGTAAGAGCAGACGCACGAGATCCCTTGTGTGCTGTCTTAGAGGCTGCTGGAGTGCCTGTAGAGATAGACGTGACTTCTCCTACTACTAAGGTCTTCTCGTTCCCTATAAAGTCTCCTAAGAAGGCTGTAGTAGCGACTGACATGGGTGCCATGGAGCAGCTTGAGTTGTGGGAGTTGTATCAGGACTACTG